CATATGGGGGACTGGTGGAGCGCCGAGAAAACAATGACGTGGGAGCGCGTTCCGCGTGAAACATCCTGGGGCCGCCCGATCGTTGTCCACGATTTTGACGGTGACAGGGCTGCCCAGCACCGGGGAACAAGTATTTTTACGCCCATTGTTCAGCGCTTAAAAATGCTGATCAAGTACGATGAAGTCGAACTGGAAGCATCAATCCTCAACGCTATCTTTGGGGCTTACGTCACTTCCCCATACGATCCACGGCTATTCGAAGACGGACTCAAAACCGATGACGTGCTCGAATATCAGGATATGCGTACAGAGTTTCATCAGGATAACCGCCTGTCTCTGCAGAGCGGGGCGCGCATTCCTATTCTTGCGCCTGGTGAAGAAATAACGACCGTTAATGCAACGCGCCCGATCAGTAACTTTGTCGCTTTCGAAAGCGCCGCGCTCCGTAACTGCGCCGCCGCGCTGGGCATCTCCACGCAGCAGTTAACACAGGACTGGTCCGACGTTAACTACAGTTCAGCGCGCTCCGCGATGCTGGAAGCGTGGAAAACCCTGACACGTCGTCGTGACGATTTTGCCAGCGGTTTTGCACAACCTATCTTCAGCAGCTTTATCGAAGAACTCCATGACCTCGGTGAGGTGCCTCTTCCTGCTGGTGCCCCGGAATTTCTGGCGGCCAAAGCTGCCTATTGCCGTGCGCAGTGGATGGGGCCGGGACGTGGTTGGGTCGATCCGGTTGCAGAGAAAAAGGGTGCGATCCTCGGTATGGATTCCGGCATGTCTACGTTGGAAATGGAAGTATCAGAAAACGTTGGCGAGGACTGGGAAGAATTGTTAGACCAGCGCGCCCGCGAAATTGAAGCTTTCAAAGAACGCGGATTGCCTGTTCCAACTTGGGCACAGGCAGACACCTTTGCACCGCAAACAATTAAAGATCCGGAGGCACAGTGAATTTACCGCACTTAGCACAGCGCCTGTTTAATACGCCGCTGGCGCTGCATCCCCGCAAGGCCGAAGTGGTGATGGCTGCGCTGACTGACCGTTTCGGCCTGACACGCATACAGTCTATGTCTGACTGGGATGATGATGACGATTCATTTTCCAGGCAGGCCCGCGATACAGGATATGACGTAGTGGAAGGTATCGCTGTGATCCCAATTCAGGGCACGTTGGTGCAGAAACTCGGCACCTTACGGCCCTACAGCGGGATGACTGGCTATGACGGTATTCGCGCCTGCTTCCTGCAGGCGCTGAATGACGGTGAAGTTAAAGCCATCTGTCTGGACATCGATTCGCCCGGCGGCGAAGTCGCGGGGTGTTTTGACCTCGTAGACGAGATTTATGCCGCCCGCGGAAGTAAGCCGGTCTGGGCCATTTTATCCGAAAGCGCCTATTCCGCTGCTTACGCACTGGCGAGTGCGGCGGACAAGATAATCGTGCCGCGTACCGGTGGTGTCGGTTCGGTCGGGGTCATCGTGATGCACGTTGACTGGTCACAGAAAATCAAAAATGACGGGTTACAGGTCACCATCATTACCTACGGCGACCGCAAGGCCGAGTCCAATCCGTATGAACCATTAAGCGAGACGGCGCGTAAAGCCATTCAGTCAGATATTGATGAAATGGGCCGCCTGTTCGTGAGTACCGTCTCCCGCAATCGCGGGATCACAGAGAAAACCGTCCGGGATACCGAAGCCGCCTGTTTCCTTGGCGCCGACGGTGTGCAACTGGGGCTGGCCGATCAAGTAGCCTCGCCTGATGCGGCATTCCGCGATTTATTACAACTAGTTGGAGAATAAAGATGTCGATGAAAATCAGAGGCTTTGGTCACCTTTTTGGCCGCGGTGCTAATGCGTCCGAAGATGATGAAGACGAAAAAGAAAAGTCCAAAAAAGCCAAAGGCCGCCGTGCGGAAGAGGATGATAAGGACGATCAGGACGAAAAAGACAAGTCTAAAAAATCTCAGCGTGCAGAAGAAGATGGCGATGATTCTGACGATGAAGATGATAAAGACAAGGAAAAGTCTAAAAAAGCCAAATCCCGTCGTGCGGAAGATGACGACGATGATGCGGATGCCGAAGAAGATGAAGGCGATGACGGCGACGGCGACGATGATGAAGATGATCATGACGTCAAAAAAGGTCGCCGCGCTGAACGCAATCGCATCTCCCGTATCCTTGGCAGTAAATATGCTACAGGTAAAGGTCCCCTGGCCGTATCACTGGCGATTACTACCGGCATGAGTTCCGCAGCCGCCATCCGGGTGATGGCGAGTTCTGGCCCTGCACCGGTAGCATCGCAACCCCGCCGTATGTCACTGGACGAGCGTATGGCAAAAGTCGAAAACCATCAGTTGGGTAATGCTGATGCCGGTGGCCCTGCCGTAAACTCCGTGGTAGCCAAAGCGGCCGCTCTCTACAACCAGGTAAAAGGTAAAAAATAATGACTGTGAATCAGGTAGGCGAAAACGCCTGGGTGCCCAGCGTGCAACATGACACCTTCATTCCGGATCAGTTGCTGTCCGGTCCTTTGCAGGTTGTCTCTGATACGGTCACCATTCTGACCGGATCAGCAGCAACTTATAAGCGTGGTACCGTGCTTGGCGTGGTTACTGCATCGGGTAAATACACCCTGAGTGTGGCGACCGCCACCGATGGTAGTCAGGTCCCTAAAGCTATTCTAGCTGATGATGCAGATGCAACGGCCGCAGATGTTCTGGCTGGTGTGTATCTCATGGCTGAAATCAACCAGAACCGCATTACCTTTGACCCGAGTTGGACGCTGGCTACGCTCAAAACAGCACTGCGCCCTTACGGTATTTTCCTGCGTGGTAGCGTTCAGGCTCCTGCCAGCTAAAACCCTTTAATCGACTTCTTCGCATGCCCTTAACCGGGTAGGGCGTAATGCATCCATTTTTTATCCCGACCAACAGGTCGGGACACAGAGAGAATACGCTATGTCTCAATCTATTTACGATACGGTGTCGCTTGTCGGGCTGGTTCCAAACCTGATGACGTCACAAAACTGGATCCTCGACCGTTTCTTCCCAAACATCGAGACCAGTAACGATGAATATGTGGCGATCGATGTTGACGTAGGTCTCCGTCGTATGGCGCCGTTTTGCTCGCCTTTAGTCGAGGGTAAGCTGGTCGAAAGCCGACGTTATCAGACCGACAAGTTCAAACCGGCCTACATCAAAGACAAGCGCGCGCCTGATCTGCGTAAGCCTATCCGTCGCCAGATCGGCGAGCGCATTGGGGGGGAATACACCGCTGCTGAGCGTGAAATGCTGAACATCCAGTTCGAGATGAGTGACCAGATCGATATTCTGAATCGCCGCCTCGAGTGGATGGGATGCAGTGCGCTGTCGACCGGTACCGTCACCATTAAAGGCGAAGGCTTCCCGACCACTGTCGTTGACTTTGGCCGCGACCCTTCCCTGACCATTGCGCTCAGCGGTTCTGATAAATGGCCGACGAGTCTCGCCGCTGGCGCGACAAACACCCAGCCCTCTGACGACGTTGAAACCTGGCAGACGCTGGTGTTGCAAAAATCAGGCGCTGCGCCGACTGATCTGGTTTTCACCAACAAGTCCTGGAAGGCATTTCGCCTGGATACCACCATCAAAGACAACGCCATTGTATTTCCTGCACTGAGCCCGTTCGGTAATCAGATTGACGCCGGCGCGCGCGTACAGAAGGGGGCGGTATATAAAGGGCGCTGGGGGCAGTTCGACCTCTGGCTTTACAACGACTGGTTCATTGACCCGGATACCGGCATTGAAACCCCGATGCTTGCCGATGGTTCGGTGATCATGTCTGGCGCTGATCTGATGGGTACCCGTGCTTTTGGGGCAATTATGGATCCTGCTTTCAACTATGGCCCGATGGCTTATGCACCGAAAAGCTGGCTGAAAGAAGACCCTGCCCAGCGTTTTCTGATGATGCAGTCTTCTCCAATCGTTATCCCAAGCCGGGTTAACGCGGCTCTTTGTGCGACGGTGGTGTAATCATGGCAAAAGATAAAACAACTGAAGCGGCCTCAGAGGCCGCTGACCTGGTCAGCGTGGTTGTTCTCAAGGGGAAACATCTCCGGCATGACGGCGAGGAATACGCTCAGAATACGCGAGTCCAGTTATCCGAAGCGGCTTCAAAGCGTCTCATTGCGCTGGGTTTCGTGAAGTCTCTTTCTGATTTGCAGCAAGAACTGGAAGGCGCTGGCCCGCAGGAAGTTTCTGTGACCCAGACAGACAGTCAAACTACCATCACAACCTCAGACCCAGCAACCCAGACACCTGATAACGGAGCAGTCTGATGGGTATCAACTGGGATCAGCATCTGCTTCGTCCACTACATGGGGTATTTGGTGACCCGGTTGATTTCCGGCCCGCTCGTGGTGAAGCTTATACCATCAGCGGGATTTTCGACCGCGCCTATACGCAGGAAGTCGAGCCTTTAGATGATGGCAGCAACATAAATACCACGGCCCCTGTGCTGGGTGTTATGGATGGTGATTTCCGCTCCCCTCCTAAAAAAGGAGACCGGGTATTTATTGGTGTTGTTGGCGGTGTTGCAGTGAATACGCTGTTTACTATCGCCGATGTCAATCCTGACAGTCATGGTGGTTCAAAGCTCATCCTCAACAGGGTAAAAGTATGAACGCAGCAGCAATCCGGCAACTTGTTATCAGCGCGCTGGCGGGCAAAACCGATGCAGAAGATCGGGTGTATTCGCCGCGAGACTGGTCGACTACTGAAGAAATCTACCCGGCTATTCTTGTACAAACCCCTTTTGATCAGAAAAATTCACTGGGCAGAAATGCGCCGCAATTCAATACGGTAACGACAGTCCGGATCACTGGCCGTCTTCAGGAGCTTGATGATGTCGCTGAGGATAACGGCGCTGTCAAAGCGGAAGAATCACTTGAGCAATTGAGGGAGCAGATTGAGCGGGCGGTAATCAACAGTTATGACCTGACCCGCCAAATTCAGCAGTTCCTGCAGATACGCTCAACGATCGGTATCAATGCCGCCGGTGAAGGGCATACCGCCCAGTTGCTGATGGACTTGGATATTGAGTATTACCAGGGCCCGGAAGAATTTTACCCTATCGAAGCGGACCCGTTTCAGGGGATTGATGTCACCATTATCGAGCCTGACGGCACGCCGGAAGTCGGCGTAACCATCGACCTGCCTCAATAACTATCTGGAGTATCCCATGTTTGTTAAACCCGTAGCCGGGCGCACAGTGCGTGATCCGGTTAAAGGCACCTTTTTGCCCGAAGAAGGGGCAGAGGTCGCTAAAAGTACGTTTTGGGATCGCCGGCTGCGTGATGGTGACGTTATCACCGTTGATGCTTCAGCAGCCGCCGCGAAGTCGACAACCGCTGTAAAAAATACCGATGCAGGCGCTGAAAAAGCTGCCGCATCAACTGATACCGGGAGTGCGAGCTAATGAATTTTCAACAGATCCCCAGCAACATTCGGACCCCCTTGTTTTTTGCTGAGTTCGATAACTCGCAGGCGAACACCGCGACGGCGACGCAGCGTACCCTGATCATTGGTCAGATGCTGACGAATGCGGCGGTGAATCCAAATATTCCGGTTATTGAATCATCAGCCTCAAACACAGCCGGTATTTATGGCGCCGGGTCTATGCTTCATAACCAGATTGCAGCATATCTGGCAAATGATATTTCTGGTGAAATTTACCTGCTCCCACTGCTGGATGGTTCCTCTATGACTGCGGCGACCAGCACTATTACGCTGACCACGGCACCGAGTGAAACCGGGGTGATTTCGCTGTATGTCGCGGGTAAGCGCGTGCAGATCACCGTCTTAAGTACAGACACCGTGACGACGATGGCAGCAGCGTTAGCCGCAGCAATCAATGCCAAAATCGAGTTACCAGTGACAGCAGCATCTGCCGCTGGCGTCATTACTCTGACGGCAAAAAATAAAGGCGCGCATGGTAACACCCTCGATTTGCGGCTGAATTATCTGGGCAGCGCTGGCGGGGAAGTAACGCCTGATGGTCTGGGCATTACGCTCGCTGCATTTACTGGCGGCGCTGGGTCACCGGACATGACAACAGCCCTGGCAAATCTCGGCGACCGGACCTTTGATTTTATCGTTACCCCTTATACCGACACGACTTCTCTGGATGCGCTGAAAAGCTTGCTGTCAGACAGCACCGGTCGATGGAGCTACGCTTACCAGCTTTACGGTCACGTTTTCGGAGCGGTATCCGGCACTTATGGTCAGTTGACCACCATTGGTGAAGCCCGCAATGATCAGCATGCAACACTGCTGGGGGTTTATGACTCCCCAACGCCAGCTTATGTCTGGGCAGCGGCCGCAACGGGTGCTGTTGCGGGTAGCCTGCGCAATGATCCGGGACGTCCTCTGCAAACACTCACCATTTCCGGCGTGCTGGCGCCTCCACTGGCTTCACGTTTCGAGCTGACCGAGCGCAACAACCTGCTTTACAGCGGCATTTCTACCTTCACTGTGGCTGATGACAGCACGGTGCAGGTGGAAAATCTGATCACTACTTATCAGACCAACAAGTACGGGGATGCTGATGACAGCTATCTGCAGGTGGAAACGTTATTCCTGCTGATGTTCGTCACCCGCTTTATCCGCACGCAGGTCACCTCGAAATTTGCGCGAATGAAACTGGCCGCCGATGGGATCCGTTTCGCTCCGGGGGCCTCAATTGTGACGCCGAACATTATCCGCGCTGAGATGATCGCCCAGTACACGCAACTTGAGTACAACGGATATGTGCAGGATTCCAAAGCCTTCGCCGCCGGTTTGGTTGTGACGAAAAGCACGACCAATCCGAACCGCGTCGATGTGCTGTGGGATGGTGTGCTTATCAACCAGCTGCGTGTATTTGCTCTTCTCAACCAGTTCCGCCTGCAAGCCGCGGCGTAAGGAAAAAAAATGGGTGATACTTCCAACCGCCTGGCGGGCACCGCGTCGGTGACGACCAATGGCGTCACAATCATGGTCGCCGGGCAGTTCAAATACAGTCCTTCAACCGTTAAACGCGAAACACTGACCGGGATGGATCGTGTCCATGGCTATAAGGAAAAGCCTTCTGCGCCGTATATCTCCTGTCAGGTTCGCGACAGCGGCGGTACCACGGTGGCAGACTTTAACGGCATGACCGATGTCACCGTGGTGGCTGAACTCGCCAACGGTAAAACGATTATTGGTACCGGGATGTGGACGGTCGAATCACAGGAAGTGGACAGTGAAGACGCTGTGTTCGATGTCCGCTGGGAAAGCTTCTCAGTCGTGGAGAGCTGATCGTGGAAGAGCAGGAAAAAAGTATTGTCATTCCTCTGGATAAACCGCTGGCTGACGCCAGCGGTAAACTGGTCTGGGAAAACATTGAACTGCATGAGCCTGCATTGATCGAAGTGAATCAGTTCTTTGATAAGCAGAAAACGGACGGCGCGCTGGCGGCGATGGGGCTCCTTATCTCGCTGTTATCGGGGATCCCGCCGCAGGTTGTCAGGCGCATACCGTTTACCACTTTCAAACAGTGTGAGGTATTTCTTCTCACCTTCTTAAATTACATCCCCGAACCCGTTATGCCGGTTGAAAGCAGCACGGTGATCGTGCTGCCAAAAGCCCTTCAGGACGGCAAAGGGGAGCATAACTGGGCAGGTATCGATCTTGGTGAACCCTGTCTTGACCAGGTTGACCAGTTTTATAAAACCCAGACAGTGAAAGGCGGTCTGGCGGCGATGTCCGCGCTGATCGCCGAAATCTCCGGCATTCCTCCGCAGGTCATTAACCGTCTGCCGTTTACGGATTACAAGCGCTGCGAGGGTTACATGCTGGGTTTTTTAAACTTCTCCCCGACGGCGGGAGATGGCGTGAACGCATCGCCGATGTGACGTATTACTACGGCTGGGGCCCGGATCAGGCCGGGCGGCTAACATGGTCGAAACTCAACTGGTGGCGGGATCAGGCATTGCGCATCAATAAGTTAAAGGAAAGATAATGGGTAATGTATTTGATTTCCAGTTGAAAGCAGATGATCAGGTTTCACAGTCAATTCAGAACATTGATGATGCGGTGAAAAAACTGACACCCCATCTCAATGATGCGCAAAAAGTCATTCAGCTTGGCGGCCGCCGTTCCGCTGAAGGTCTTGATGAGGTCAGTGGGCGTCTTGAGAAGCTGGCAAAAAATGCGCGGGATGGTGTCCAGTTTGTCGGGGACCTTGTACCACCGCTAAAAATGGTGGGCGGCCTGACCTTGGGGTTGGGCGGTCTCGCCACTGTCTTGAATGGTGTAAAATCACAAATCAAGGAATATGCGGATTCCGGCTATAAAATTGATACCACCGCCAAAAATATCAGCGCAACCACCCGGGCCTATCAAGAACTGACCGGTGCGATGATTGAAAATGGGGCAACGCGGGATTCTGCTGAAAGCTCTGTTACCGGTCTTTATCAGCGTGCCAATGATGCACTTAACGGTCGGGATGATCCCTTCAATGCCCTTATGGCGCAGATGGGCATTAAGATCAGCAAAACCAAAGAGGGTATGGCTGACGTTGTAAAACTGATGGATGACCTGAATCGAGCCATGCTGAAACAAACACCAGCTCGCCAGTCTGTGATTGCGCAGGTAGGGCAGTTCTCGCCAGATCTTCTGAACTACCTGCGGCAAAGCACCGAGCAGGTCCAGCGCCTTAAAGATCAGGCGCAGCGTGACGGTTTGATTTTCTCAGATAAAGATGTGCAGAACGCGCTGGCATTCCGTAATCAGGTAAACCAGATCTCGGCGTCGTGGGATGGCATGCTGATGAAGGGGCAGGCGTGGCTGGGACAGGCCCCGATAGTTCAGAAAAGTTTTGATGATGCTTCCCAAGTTATGCAGCATGGGTTTGATACTGCGACGGTCGGATCATTAATGACCTTTAACCGCGGGGGAGAACAGGCAGATCGCATTAGGGAAGCCCTGAAGGATGAAAAGTTTAAATCCACACTTTCGTGGGATGAAAAGCTTGACCTTAATCTGGGCTATGCCTCCGGTGATTTAGTCAAAAAGCTTAACAGTTATTATGGCCCGACGGATAAGGCGAGCCAGCTTCAAAAAGATGTGCAAGCGATGTATGCGCAGCCGCCATCTTCCGTAGTGCCGCCATTATCGTTCAATCAGCCCGGTAATAATAATGCCCGCGGGATCCGTAACAATAACCCGGGTAATTTACGGTCCGCGCCTAACGCGGTAGGCAATGATGGCAGTTTCCCTATTTTCAGTAACCCGAACGATGGCCTGGCAGCGATGAGCAGGCAGCTTCAGTTGTATGGTGGAAGGGGGAATGACACGCCTTATGGCATTATCCACACTTACGCCCCGTCCAGTGAAAATGACTCACAGGCCTATATCAATGCAGTGACCAAAGATACGGGATTTGGCGCGCATGAAAAACTGGATTTGAGTGACCCAGCCACCCTAAAGCGCCTGATGACCGCGATGATCCGCCATGAAAATGGAAGCCAGCCCTACAGCGAAAGTGATATTGATAATGGTATCAATACATCGATGACCGATCCCCGCTGGAGAGTACCGCAAGGATATTCAGGGAACACTGAAATTAACCAGACAGGCAAAGGGGGAGAGCCAAATATAAACGCGCCGGCAGCAGGTTCAAATGGAATATCTGGTGGTGGAATTGACATGAAACAACTTGCTGACACTTTATCTAAGTCATTGAAAGAAAATAAAAGCGAAATCGAGTTGACGCTGATTAATGAACGAACCGGAGAGCGCAAAAAAGTCTCTGGAAGCGGTGGCAAAGTCACCACGGCAATGTCGATGCCATAAATATCAACCTGACCCGCTTCGGCGGGTTTTTCCTTTCTGGAGGACAGGATGCCACTGTTACAAAATGCGCTGTCTTCGCTGTTAGGCTTCTCCGGCGACAGTTGGAACTGGCAGGATCATATTCACCCGGCATCTTTTCGCGGCGTACCCTTTGCAATTATCGATGCGGAAGGAAATTTCGGGCGTAGGCAGGCTGTCCACGAATACCCATATCGTGACACTGCATGGATAGAGGATCTGGGGCGGGGGACGCGCCGCCTGACCTTAAATGGATTCATCATTCAATCCAGCCTTATTTACAGCGCCGCCGATGTTATGACCCAGCGGGATAGCCTTATTGCGGCCTGTGAAGCCTTGGGACCGGGAACGCTGGTGCATCCTACGCTTGGAGAGCTAACTGTCAGCATACCTGACGGAGGCCTTAAGATTAGGGAAAGCAAAGACTCCGAGCGTGTTTTTGAATTTTCTCTGACCGTCATCGAGTCTGGCCTGCGCGTTTTTGCCATAACCGGCGCTGCTTCAGCAGCTTCAACCGTTCAGACATCCTGGCTGGCGCTGGCAGCTAAATCAGCGGCCACGTTTATTGCAGAGGTGAATTCTGATTTACGCACGGTTACACAGGCAATAAAAACACTCAAAAGCACGGTTTCGTTCTGGACCGGGATGGTGACCCGCACGGCCAACGAGGCGACAAACCTCAGTAATACGCTGAAATCGACGTTCGGCAGCAGCCGATATAGCCGTTATAACACAGGCAAGGTAGGCGGAAATTCCTCGGGTGCGACCAATAGCACGAAGACTACCGAAGACACTGACGATTATGACCTTCTCGTTTCACAGAAAATGGCCGCGTCAGTCGAAAATAGGGCAGAGGTCAAGGCGTTAACATCCAGTCTTCTGGCATCAACCAGTGTATCCGCGTATGCCAACGGCGCGCAGGATGTGGTCAATGCGTTACTTTCCAGTGAGGCGAAAGGGTTGGATCTGGTTCGCCTGTTGGAAACGTTGGCGATGTTCGCAGACACCACTTACCGGCCAGACAGCAGCGACAGCGGCATTGCTTCTGCTGCACAAATTTACCTCGTCACGCTAAGCGTTGGCGCAATGGCCTATGCGGCGTCTCTTTACGATCCAGTAAGCTATGACGATGCCGCCGAACTTCTTCAGCGCGTGGTCACCGTTATCGATACGGTATCACTGGCTGCGGCAGATGCGGGTTATGACCAGGTATTTAGCGAGTTGTCCGTTCTTAAGACCACGGTCAAAACAACCTTGCAGGATAAAGGGGCACAACTGGCCAATGTATCAACTGTAATATTCAGTGCGTCACTGCCTGCACTAAACCTGTCAAACCGACTCTATCAGGATGCGAGCCGTACCGAAGGGTTGGTAAAAATGGCCGATCCTATTCATCCGGCATTTATGCCACTTTCCTTCAAGGCGCTTTCTTCATGAGTGATGAAATGACATTAACCGTGGGGGATAAGGTGATTTCCGGCTGGGATTCTGTGCGCGTAACCCGGAGCATTGAGCGCTTTCCGAGTGATTTTGACCTGTCATTAATGGATGAATATCCAGCAAGCGGTGAAAAGCAACTGGTTAAAGAGGGGGATGCCTGTGTGGTTAAACTCGGGGGTGATACGGTTATTACTGGTTACATCGACCGGTGGGCGCCGATGATTTCCGCCTCGAGGCATGAGGTCCGGGCAACGGGACGCAGCAAGTGTGAAGACCTCGTAGACTGCTCCGCTAAATGGGACAACAACGTGATCACCGGCGCGACTCCATTGCAGATTGCGCAGCGTCTGGCCGCGCCATACGGGATCACTGTATCGAGCGATGTTACCGGTATAAATAACGTTCCACAGTTCACGCTGAACTGGGGGGAGAGCTCTCAGGAAATCATTGACCGCATCACCCGCTGGGCGGCGCTTCTCTACTATGATCTGCCTGATGGCAGCCTCTACCTGACCCGAGTGGGTACGAAGAAGGCCGCCAGTGGCGTCGCACAGGGAGTCAATATCGAGGCAGCAGCCTATGAAGCCTCGATGGACGAGCGGTTCTCAGAATACACCGGCGTCTCAATGACGGTTAACCCGCTGGTTGATGACAGTGGTTATGGTGCCGTGACTAAAGCCACTGCAAATGACCCGGACGTTGCCAAAATGCGGTACCGCAACCGGATTATCATCGTCGAAAGTACCATGAACACCAAAGAGCTGGCCCAGCAGGCGATCGACTGGGAAATGAACCGCCGATACGGCCGTTCGAAGGTGCTGCAGGTCACCATTGATAACTGGCGCGACAGCGCAGGCAATCTCTGGGAACCCAATACCCTGATCCCTGTGAATATCCCCAAAATGGGCATCAATGATGCGCTGTGGCTGCTGGCTGAAGTCACTTTCATCAAAGATGACCAGGGCACGGTCGCGCAGATGGTACTGATGCCGCCGGCGGCGTTTTCGGTTCAGCCTTACCGCTTCTACAACGTGATCCAGGAGTTGAACCAATGACCCTGCTCAATACGCTTTACCGCCGGGCGATGATGATGATTGGCGTAGGCAGCGTATCACTGACCAATGACGACGGTGGGATCCAGAAGGTGCAATACAACACGCCGATGGAAGTGCGCGGCGATACACCCCGCCTGATGGAGTTTGGCTTCTCCTCCTCATTGCCTGATGGCGCTGATGTGCTAATTGCCTATCTTTCCGGCGACCGGTCGAACGCGGTAGTGATTGCCTCCGGGCATAAAGGTAGCCGAAAAACCGGCCTAAACCCGGGCGAAACGATCCTCTACAACCTGTGGGGTATGCATTTTAAATTGATGGAGGAAGGCATAGAGATAGACGCCAAAGGGAAACCGGTCACGGTGGTTAACTCAACGAAGGTGACCATCGTCGCTTCAGAAGAAATCTATGCTGACACACCGGTGCTGAAATGTGCAGGGGACATCATTGACAACGCCGGGAGCAATACCACCACCCTGAAAGATCTGCGCGACACTTACAACATGCACGATCACGTTGTTAAAAATGTGCAGAGCGGCAGTTCATCGCCTACGAGCGAAAAACCCGGGGAGTTAGTTGAATGACTGACATTACAACTGTCTGGAATGCCGAACAATCTGTTGGCGACTGGGTAGAATCCTCTGGTGACTTGCAGTCAGGCTCTGACCTTGAAACTGCCATTCTAATCAGTCTTTTTACCGATCGGCTGGCGCGGGAAGATGACGAATATGATGGCGATAATCGCCGCGGTTGGTGGGGAGATCAAGATCAGGATTATCCCATCGGGTCACGTCTTTGGCTGTTGCGCCGTCAGAAATTGACGCTGGCTGTTGCAAACAAAGCACAGGACTTTGCCGCAGAGGCGCTGAAGTGGCTTACGGATGACGGAGTTGTGGCCAGCATTACGCCCGTTACACAAATCGTGTATCCGAACCGACTCAACCTTTTTATCACCTACCAAAAGCCGGGACAGGACGCTGTATCGAAGCGTTATTTCTGGGTCTGGGAGTCATAATCGATGCCATACAACCGGCCAACGCTCACCGAGCTGCGCGCGCGTAACCTCGCCGCGATTGAATCAGAATTAAAAGGGGTGGGTACCCCATTACGGTTTTCAAACTTAAATATTCTCGGCACTGCAGATGCGGGGCTGGCTTATCTCCATTTCGGCTATTTAGACTGGATTGCGAAGCAGTCAGTGCCATGGAGCGCGACGGATGAAAATCTTGCGGGGTGGGCTGCCTTAAAAAGCGTGACGCAAAAATCGGCCAACGCCGCTACTAACAATGCCACTATTTTCACCGGTACTAATGGGGCAACTATTCCGGCGGGGACGGTATTAAACCGGGGTGATGGCTACCAGTACACGACAGATGCAGAGATTGACATCGGAACGTCAGGCACGGCTACCGGCGCAATCACAGCGGTATTGCCTGATCCTAATGATGACCCGACGGGTGGCGGTGATGCGGGAAATACTCCGGCAGGCACACAACTCTCGCTGGATGTAAACATTTCAGGCGTTGACTCGATAGCGACTATCAGCACGGCCATTACGGATGGCGCAGATATCGAAACCGAAGATGCTTTCCGTTCCCGGACACTGCTTGCCTACCAAAATACACCACAGGGCGGAAATGATGATGACTATGAAGCCTGGGCGCTTGCCGTAGCAGGTGTTACGCGGGCGTGGACGGTACGCAGGCTTATGGGGGCCGGTACTGTTGGCGTGTATATAATGATTGACGGAACTGATACCTCAAATAATGGTTTTCCCGTGGGTACCGATGGTATTTCCTCACTCGACAGTTGGTCGGGCACCAAGGCGACCGGGGATCAAAAAAGGGTGGCGGATTATATCTACCCGCTTCAGCCCGTCACGGCACTGGTGTATGTCTGTTCGCCAATTAAAACGACCATCAATTTTACGATTAGCGGCCTGGCATCGGCTAACAGTACAACAACTGCCGCGATTGCCGCTGCCATTGATGGGGTGTTGTTCGAGTCCGGCAACCCTCAGGGGGCCACGATTTATCTGTCTGATCTGCTGATTGCCATCAGTAATGTCAGCGGTACGGGTGGGTTTATCCTGACTTCTCCCTCGGCAAATATTACCACCACGACCGGGCAATTGCCGGTAAGGGGTACGGTGACTTATACATGAGCCGGTTTACTTTAGAAGATTACACGTCAGCGCTGCAAAATTTAATGCCAACCGGACTGGTTTGGTCACGCAAAACTGATGGTGTTCAAACCGCCGTATTGCGGGCGCTGGCACAGTCATATCAGGACAGTGATGATGCGGCAGTATCATTGCTGACCGGCACCTTTCCCGCAACAGCGACAATCATGTTAACCGACTGGGAGAAAACGCTCGGGCTCCCGGATGATTGTGCCATAGGGGAAAATGACAGCATTGCCATCAGGCAAAAGTCAGTGGTCTCGAAGCTTTTCAGTACGGGCGGTCAGTCCGCTGCTTATTTCATCGGTGTAGCCAAAGCGCTGGGTTATGACATTACCGTGACGTTTTACCGTCAGGCGCGGGCGGGAATGTCGGTCTGCGGTGATGCGCTTAACGGAGAGAACTGGCCCTTCACCTGGCTGGTAACAGCGCCCGAAACAACTATTTCCTATGCTCAGGCTGGCCAGTCTTATGCCGGTGACCCTTTGCGCTCTTGGGGAAATAAGCGGCTTGAGTGTCGTCTCAATACACTTGCGCCATCTCATACAGTTGTGCTTTTCGGTTATTCGAATTAATCATTAATCTTTTTAAAATTTTTTATCAGCGCCTTTACTGGTGAGGGAATCTCTATGCAAAAAATTGGGAACATAACGCCTACTGCGGATGCTAACGGCGAGTGGACAAATGGCAATGTAGCTGCGGGAACTGCACCGACCATTTTGGATGCGGCGTGGCTGAATACTATTCAGCGTGAGATTGCGAACGTAGTGACCGGTGCAGGGTTAACACTCGACCCGTCTAATGATGCGCAATTATTAGCATCATTGTTATCGCTAACGGGACCCGGTCGGTTGTTAGCCGTGAAATACATCACTGCCAGCACCACCTACACGCCTACCGCAGGAACGAAAAAGATTTTTGTTCAGGGTATCGGTACTGGTGGTAATGGTGCTGGGAGTATTGCATCTGGCTCAAACGGTTGTACATGTTGCAGTGGTGGTGCTTCCGGCGGTTATGCTGAAGCATGGTATACATCCGGGTTTAGCAGTGTTGCTGTCACGATAGGCGCAATTGGCGCACTAAACTACGCCAGCGGCGCAGCAGGTGGTACATCAACGTTCGGGTCACTAATGAGCATACCAGGTGGCGGAGGCGGTGGGGCATCAGCGCAGGCTTCCACTGTGGCTTATTTTGAAAATGGAGGCGGGGCCGTAGGTGGAAATCCTACCTTAAGTGGACACATTAGTGGTCTTGTAACACCAGGGGTCTTCGGGCAATCCGGTAAAGTGTTTAGCGGCGCCGCGGCTTCTGGTCAGGGGGCGGCATCACGCTTTGGCACCGGCGGAGGTAATGTGGCAATTGCTGCGGGTGGAAATGCAGGTGGTAATGCTGCGGGTTACGGGGCGGGCGGGGGCGGCGCTGGCGTGGCAACAAACAGCGCGGCTGTTTATGGCGGTAACGCAACCAAGGGTATGTTTATTGTTTGGGAGTATGCATGATGGATGATGAAACTTACACTTACGCAGTGATTGATATCTCAACAAACATTGTTATCAATCGTGTCGCCTGGGATGGTATTAAGGAATGGGCTCCGCCGGATGGTTGTATTGCTGTTAGGGTGGACGATCCTGCCACTGGTGGGATCGGTGATTCGCATGATTCGAAAACAGGAGAGTTTACAAAGGATTACGTGTAGAAAAAGAAGGGGGTATCCCCCCCTCCAATATCACTCATTTTCTATTTTCATATAAATAATGTTACATGTGGCAATAATAACGCAGATGTTAAACATATATAAAATTCTAAAATATGATGCATAGATTGTTGGAGAAAAACCAATCATGACTATGCTGGCAAATGCGCAAGATGTTGCCACCAAAGGAATAAGGCTCCGGTTAAGGCCGCCTATGAATAGCGATGATCTGAACATGATACAAACTATAAACAACATGGTGTATAAAAGATAAGCTTGGCCAGTTATAGACGAGAATTTTTCCGCCCACGGATATAGTAGGTCAGGACTTAGCCAATTAAAGAAATACGAATGAAAAGCCGAGCCTTTTAAGCTTATGTAAAAGTTAAGAAATACATAAGACAGTATGATGGCTGATGAAATATAATTACTTAATGCTTTTTTGTTTGTTTTCAAAATCAAAGCAATACATAGAGTGATAAGTGGGATGTTAAATGGCATGCTCATTGCCATTCCGACCCTATCTAACCCAAACATTAATTTTAATAATATACTGTACTCGAAGAATTGCGGCATCCAATTAATGGATTCTGCAGAAGACCGAATTTCATTTCCAGGAGCAAGGAAAAGGAATGCAGAACATATGGACAATAGAATAATAAAACCAATTGAATACCATGAGATTTTAACCTTTTTCAACACAATTAAGCTATAGCAAATTAGTAGCAAAAAGACTGCGGATTGCTCTGAAAATCCAGCAACAACTAACGCCACTAATGATAAGGAAGAATTAACTAACCCTCGTTCATGCTTTAAAAAAATGGAAAGGGAATAAGTAGCAAGAGAGAATGGGATGATGTAATTATAAGCACCTGTAACCCAATAAAAAGAATCAATATTTATTAGTTTAGGTACAAGAAGCAATAGAGCTGATGAACCGAGCACAAAATTAAGCCGTATCTCGCCAGTTGCAATACGACTTATCGAACAGGCAAGAAGTATGAATGCTGAAGGTATTATAACCTTCCAGAAAGTGCTAAAATGTATCGTTGATGCTAGTAGACCCTCGATTGTAAATCTACCACTCCAAGTATCATATCTATAAAGCATGAATTCTAAAACGTTTCTTGTATTCAGTGCGTTATAAAAGAAAACATCATCATTACTGGTTCTCAATCTCAGGGTTTGAAACATGGTTATGTAGAACACTACGATTAGACCTGTCGCAAAATAGAACTTCCATTTACTTGCATTCATACATAACCCCTCTGACTTTTCCACTTGTATCGGCCATCGTGATGGCTATATCTCCTGATAAACCACCAAGAAATTTAATATTTCTTATCGCCCCCTCAAAACCTGATTTATCAAAAGCATTATAAGTTCCGATAAACTTGCTTACATCGGGTCTGCTTTGAGTGGCATAATTTACCTTAACCCACTCGGAACCATTCATTTTTTTTGCATAAATCCTAACTTTACTTTTTGGATCTTGTTCAGAAACTGCCCATCCGTGGATGGATAAAAATTTATCTGTAAGCGTGCATTGATCTATTGAGTAGAGGCCAATTTTTTCATCAAACTCTGGAAGTGCAACCGCCTTGTAATTATTCCATGAGAAAAAAAACAAGACAGTCATGATTATAGATATAAAAACACCCAGCCAGAAAAAAAGATTTAACGCTTTCAATTCTTATTCCTTTTAACAATATATCTTGGTCTTTGTTTTGTTTCTAAATATATACGCCCAATGTATTCACCAAGTACGCCAATGCCTATTAATTGAATTCCACCTAGGAAAAGAATAGAAACCAGAATAGACGGGTAACCATGAACGGGGTTGCCAAAAACGAGTGTGTCAATAATCATATATACACCGTAGGCGAAAGACAGACCTGCCACAAAAAGACCTATATACGTCCACATTCGCAGTGGAAAAGTTGAGAACGATGTGATGCCTTCGAGAGCAAGGTTCCACAGTTTCCAACCATTGAATTTTGTCGAACCGGCAACGCGTTCATCTCGGGTATATTCGACAACTTCAGTGCGACCACCGACCCAAGACAGAACCCCTTTCATGAATAAGTTTCGTTCAGGGAGCAACTTAATGTTTTCTACGACAGCGCGAGACATTAACCTGAAATCGCCAACGTTTTCCTCAATCTTAGGCTTGCTGATCATGTTATGGAGCTTATAAAACCACTCAGCACTTTTACGCTTAAAATGGCTGTCTGACGACCTGTCTGCTCGTTTAGCCAGAACAACATCAGCACCTTCCTGCCACTTCTCGATAAGTCGGGGGATCACGTCAATTGGATCCTGAAGGTCGACATCGATAGGAATTACCACATCACCTGTTGAAGCTTCTAGACCTGCGAATAGAGCGGGCTCTTTACCAAAGTTTCTGGTGAAGGATAGCGCATTAACGAGCGAATCTGATTTTGCCAGCGCGTTAATTAGGCTTTCTGTATTGTCGCTACTCCCGTCATTAATGAAAACAATCTCCACCTCATGCTGAGACAGTTGTTCGCGGACTGTCCGATAAAAAATAGCGATGGTGTCCTCTTCGTTGAAGACAGGGACGACAAGAGATATTTTCATTATTCTTCTCTAAATATGATGAATGTCGAGTATAGGAACCCAATAAGGAGGCTTATTGCTGAAAAACCTATCAGGGTTAATATTGGGTTAAGCTCGACCTCATCACCAAGGTAACCGCAGGCCAGAGCAAGCGCCCCCATGAAGCCAACATACAGAAAGTATTTTGTAGTTGTGTGTTCTGCCTGATAAGTCCACTTGGCGTTAGCAAAGAAACTAAATGTGACAGCGACGCAAAATCCCGCAAAGTTACTGATCATTTGCTCATGACCAAACGAGTAGTATACGGCTGCAAAAGTTAACCAATGGATTGCGGTATTAAGACCACCAATAAATGCATACTTAACGAAAATTTTTAACATGAGAAGATTCGGAATAAGAGAGATTGCAGGATCGTAGCATTTGATTCATAGAAGGCAAGGAAACGTAAGGAAATGTTAGTTTTTTTTTGATTTAGCGTCTGCATTTTGCAAAACAGTACCATGGAGAACACATAAATTCAGGGGCAATGCCGCTTGTTGATAATGAAACAAAACCTGTAGACGGCCACATACTGTGGTTTACAGGCTGGTGACAATTGTCCGGCGCGGGCTGGAGTCGCTGATCGATAAAGATGATTTCATTGCTTTTGGTGATGAATTCTTAGATGACGGGATTGTTGTTGAAGGCGTGGTGACGTTCATCATCAATGATGCTGGTAACCAGGTGTTTGACGATACACCGTGCATTTGAGGCGAAAAAAAACCTCCGTTGGTGACGGAGGTTCTCTCAACAGAAGGAGCCGCGTATCTTTTACGTATCCTTTTCTGTCCAGATGGTGTCAGTGTTGAGTCCTAACGTTACTCATAAATTACTGGTTTATATGAGTTTGTCCCTTCACTGTCCTATCTAAATTGGTGGAGCTGGGGGGATTTGAACCCCCAGGCAATGGCGAACCGGCCTCATAACTATCTTTCCTTGTCGATCAGCGGCATAAAACATTCACAAGTTTCCTTACTTCACAATCAAAAACTCTTATGATTATACTGTATGCATAAACAGTATTGTGCGAGTGTGACTTATGAATATTTATTATCCAATCCCTGACCCAATTAAGCTTTCTTTGCCTTTCTTCCAAGACAAGGTGCAGGCCGGTTTCCCATCACCAGCACAGGATTATATTGAGAAAGGTATTGATTTAAATGAGCTTTGTGTAAATCACCCCGCAGCGACTTACTTTGTAATGGCAACGGGCATGAGCATGGTGGATGCGGGCATCTATGAGGGATCATTACTTGTGGTTGACCGTAGCCTGCAGGCAAAGCACGGGGACATAATCATCGCTTCATTGGCAGGAGAATACACAGTCAAACGGCTTTGTACGCATCCAGTCTTCCAGCTTGTGCCTATGAATCCAGATTTCCCCCCAATTGTCTTACATGACGGCGGTGATGAGTTGGAAGTCTTCGGCGTCGTCACCTTCAGTATTAACGGGTTTCAATAATGTTTGCTCTGGCTGATGTGAACAGCTTCTATGCCAGTTGCGAAACGGTGTTTCGCCCTGACTTACGGGGACGACCTGTCGTCGTTCTAAGTAACAATGATGGTTGCGTAATAGCCCGCAGTATAGAAGCAAAAAAATTAGGCATCCGAATGGGCGAGCCATTCTTCAAGATGCGTGACATCTTCGAAAAGCATAAGATTGTTACCTTCAGCAGTAACTACGCGCTTTACGCGGACATGAGCTCACGGGTGATGACCATTCTGGAAGAAATGTCTCCAGCTGTGGAAGTCTACTCAATAGATGAAGCATTCATGAATCTGCAAGGGATTAGTAATTGCCAGAATTTAGAAGAGTTTGGGCGTGAGGTGAGGGCCAAGGTTCTTCAGTGGACAGGTTTGACCGTAGGCGTTGGAATTGCACCGACTAAGACACTCGCCAAACTGGCTAACTATGCTGCAAAAAAATGGACGAAGACCGGTGGTGTCGTTGATTTATCGTTACTGGCTCGTCAAAGAAAACTGATGGCTCTTGTCGAGGTTGGGGAGGTTTGGGGAATCGGACGCAGAATTTCTAAAAAGCTAAACGATATGGGAATTAAAACCGCACTCCAGCTTGCAGATACGCCTACACCACTGATCCGCAAACATTTCAACATAGTTTTAGAGAGAACTTTGAGAGAACTGCGTGGGGAGCCTTGCCTAGAGCTTGAGGAGTTTGCCCCAACCAAGCAGCAGATCGTCTGCTCTCGTTCATTTGGTGACCGCGTGGCCGAATATGACCTGATGCGTGAAGCTATCTGCAGCCATGCAGTGCGGGCAGCAGAGAAGCTGCGCGGTGAGCATCAGTACTGTCGGCACATCTCTGCATTCATCAAAACCAGCCCGTTCGCTACGAATGAAGTCTATTACGGCAAAACTGCAGGTACAAAACTGCAGATACCTACTCAAGACAGCCGCGATATAGTAGCCGCTGCCACGCAGTGCCTGGATGCAATCTGGCAAGATGGTCACCGGTTCCAAAAATGCGGTGTGATGTTGGGTGACTTCTACAGTCAGGGAGTTGCCCAGCTTGGCCTTTTCGACGAGTACAAGCCACGTTCTAACAGTGAACAACTCATGGCTGTTCTCGATGGCATCAATCATAGCGGAAAAGGGCGGGTGTGGTTTGCGGGGCAAGGTATTCAAAAGAGCTGGGAGATGAAACGTCAGATGCTTTCTCCTGCATACACGACTCGTTTTAGCGACTTGATGAGGGTAAAAGTTTAAATCCGCTTACTAATGAAAAAGGCTCAATACCGAATATACGTATTGAGCCTCCTCAACCGACAGGCAAAAACCTTTCCCCAAAACCATTCTCAACTATCTGAAGTAAAAGGGATTTATTTAACACTCAAAGGCATTAATTTCACGCGAAGAATGAGTGTTAACTAATTGATTTAAAGCATTATAATGCGGTTTTAACCCCACTGCCGGATAGGCAGCTTAGAAACAATCAGCACGGGGGGATGTAGTCCAGTTATCGTTCACTGCCGCACAGGCAGCTTAGAAATGCGTCACCAGGGCGGCGGAAGTCCACTGCTGCCAGCCCCCCAAAACTCATCCCACCAAATCCCGTTCAACAAACCCCTTGCGCCATTGTGTCGGCGACATGCCCAGCCGCTGGCGGAAATGATGACGTAAAGTTTCCGGCGAACCGAAACCGGCCTGTTCGGCAACGCGGTCAATACTCAGTGTGCCGTTTTCCAGCAGGGCGCAGGCTTTTTCCAGCCGCACGGTCAGCATCCATTCTCCCGGTGTGGTGCCGGTAGCATCATGGAAGCGGCGCAGGAAGGTGCGGCGGCTCATACCGGCTTGTCTGGCGAGCTGATCAATCACCAGCGGTGTATTGAGATGGCCGCGTAAGTCATCGAGCAAGGGCGCCAGCGTTTTTGTCTGATGCCGTGGTACCGGTTGCTGGATCAACTGAGCCTGATTCCCTTCGCGCAGCGGCGGCGTCACCATGCGGCGCGCTGTACGGTTAGCGACTTCGATACCATAATCACGGCGGATCAGATGCAGACACAAATCGACGCCCGCCGCACCACCGGCAGAGGTGATGATGCTGCCTTCATCGACATAAATCATGCCGTGCTCAACCTGCACGTCAGGGAATTTTTGCGCCAGAACATCGGTGCTGTTCCAGTGCGCCGTCGCGCGTTTACCGTCCAGCAAACCCGCAGCGGCCAACACGAAACTTCCCGCGCAGATCGACACAATTCTTGTCCCGTTGTGATGGGCTTTTTGCAGCGCAGCAATCAGCCGCTCAGACGCCGGTTCGTGAATGCTTCGCCAGCCGGGGATCACAATCGTACCGGCGTCTTTCAGCAGTTCCAGCCCGCCATCCACCACCAGCCGCACGCCGCCTTGCGCGCCGAAAGTCCCTTCTTCTACCGACGCGACGGCTAACTCGTACAGCGGTTCGCCCGTGAGTTCATCGGCACGGCCAAAGGCTTCGACGGCGATGCCAAACTCGAAGGTACACAGACATTCATAAGCCAGCAGCACCAGTCGCCGGTTGGGCGCAGCGGGATGGCGGGAGGAAGACATCAGCGGCAGATCAACTTTTTGCATGAAAGGATAACCCTCAGGTTGGCACGATCTTGACGATACATGGCATACCGGCAGATTTCTACTCTGACGCCAATCTTCCATGCTATGCGTCTCTTATCCCCGCAGGATTTAATCATGAAAAACACACTCGCACTGATGGCGGTTTGTCTGGCCGCCCTGATGTCGGGGCTGGAAATTTCCAGCGTCCCCGTATTATCACCGGTACTCGAACAGGAACTGCATGCCAGTTTCCGCGAGCTTCAGTGGATCATGAACGCTTACACGCTCGCCTGCACCACGGTACTGATGGCGACCGGTACGCTGGCAGACCGCTATGGACGGAAACGTGTTTTTATCATCAGCATTACAGCGTTCGGGCTGACCTCGCTGATGTGCGGTCTCGCCGGTAGCGCACAATGGCTTATCGCAGGACGTTTTCTTCAGGGACTGAGCGGCGGCGCAATGCTGACCTGCCTGATTGCGATCCTTTCCTCGCAGTTTCCGCAAGGGAAAGCGCGCAGTCAGGCGTTTGCCGCATGGGGGATTACGTTTGGTTTCGGGTTAGGGTTCGGCCCGATCATTGGTGGCACGCTGGTCGCCTGGCTGAGCTGGCGATGGGTGTTTCTGATCCACGTTGTTATCGCCGTACTGACCCTGATTCTGGCGCTGAAAAACGTGGTGGAATCCCGTGACGGACAGGCTAAAAAACTGGATCTGGGGGGATTGATTACCCTTTCGGTCACGGTCTTGGGCGCGACGTTCCTCATTACTCAGGGCAGCAGTCTGGGCTGGAGCAGTGTTACAGCAGGCGCTGTTCTGCTGGCTACCGCCGTCAGCGCGGTGATGTTCATCCGCATTGAAAAACGCCATCCGCACCCGATGTTTGATTTTTCGGTCTTCCGCGTCCGGGCATTTTCTGGTGCGCTGATGGGGTCGGTAGGGATGAATTTCAGCTTCTGGCCGCTGATGATTTATCTGCCGGTGTATTATCAGGGCGGGCTGGGTTATGGCAGTGTCGCTACCGGTATGGCACTGCTGGCTTATACGTTACCCACGTTGCTGATGCCACCGCTCGGTGAAAAACTGACAACACGTTTTGGCGCGTCACGTCTGATCCCGCTGGGATTATTCACAATAGGCGCAGGTTTTATGCTGATGCAAATCGCCGTCGTTCATCACCTTAGCCTATTGCCGGGTGCGCTGCTGGCAGGCATTGCGCTGGGGCTGACCAATACACCGGTCACCAATACCACGACCGGCTCTGTTGCGGCCAACCGCGCGGGAATGGCGTCGGGGATTGATATCAGTGCGCGCCTGATTACCCTGGCGATCAACATTGCGCTCATGGGAAACCTGCTGGTGGCGGGAATTGCCGCGAGCCTGAAAAAAGTCATGCCCGCAGCAGGGGAATTATCTTCGCTGGCAGAACGTATTGCAGGCGGCTCAGCCATTGAACCCCTGCAAAGCGCACAGATTGCGCAGGCACTGACTGATGGCTTTGCAGGCATTCTGCTCTATGGCGCGGCAGGCGTATGGGTACTGGCACTTCTCAGTTATTTGCTTTTTAACGGCAGGGGGCGGCGTAAAACGGTGTCTTGCGAGCCGTCCTGAGTTTACAAATCCGCGTTGCATATCGTGCAGCGCGTTTTTGCGTAATGTCTTCCATTTGTCTGAAAAATAATCATTTTCCCTGCGCATCTTTTTACTGAATATGGCGTGATAGCCCTGCGGGACGGGGCTTCACGGAAATAGTCGTGATGCAAAATGATAATTTGATTAAGTACGACAACTGGCGTACATTGAGGGCTCATGAGTTTCAGAGAGATCAAATGGAAGGTGATCGAATGTTTGAAGAATGGAAATATTGAATTTGAGGCAAGACGCGGGATTCAGCTTAAGAATTTGTTAAGTACGGGTGACATCTCGCCCTTTGAAGTGGCTGCCTTAATCGGCAGGGCATCCGGAGATCATTATCAGGTTCGCCCCTACCATTTTGACAGCAGTATTGATGTCCACATCATCACCGTCAGTAGTGCCGGAGTACCCTGGTACATCAAGTGGTATTTTACAGAGCCCACCAGTGTTTTTATCAGCGTTCATCATTAAGGAAGAATATGATTATTTATAAAGTCGGGGACGAGAAAAAGGCGATGTGTGGTGTCTGTGAGGCTTTTCGCATTGTCAGCTATCAGCTGCGCGATGTGCCGTTTGATGACGGCAGCGGTATGGTGAAAAATATCATTGCGGGCGTATGTAAAACCTGCGACAGCGTTGCGGTGATCCCTTTTCAGTCTGTGCCTGCCATCAAAAAGCAGTTGCAGATACAACGCAAAGCCGTGGAAACCCGTGTGCCTGCGCACATGATTGATCTGCTGAACATGGCGAGTGCGGAATTGGGGGCAACCCCTGATTTCGTGCCGTTACTGCTCAAATATTATATTCATCAGCTGGCATCAAACCCTGAAGCGGCCCTGCGCCTGGTGACCTTGCTGACGTCCGAACTGGCGACCGGTCTGGCCAATAAGCGCCTTTCCCTGAAAGGGCGCGAGATCGGTAATGATATCGAAAAACTCAAATCCCTGTCCCAGATCGACAACACCACAGAGTTACTTAAAGGCGTGGTGCTGATGATTCATCACGACCTTCTGGTCAATCCGGATGCCCATCGCATCGCAGTTTTAAAGAGTTTTGTCGCCACCGTTGCCTGATCACTTCCCCCGAAAAAATTTGACCCCCATCACATAAAGTTCCTGTTCTTCCTGCCGATAACTGTTCCAGATAATTCTCATTTGAAAAGGAACAACATGTTTAACCGTATGAAAGTGGTCACGGGCATCGTGATCTTACTGGTGGTCTTCGGTGCTTTACAGTTGGTATCCGGTGGCCTGTTCTTTAAATCGTTAAAGACAGACAAAGATAATTTCACCACGTCTCAGCAAATCCGTTTACAACAGGCAGAATTTAACGCCAGTTGGATTTATCTGCTGCAAACCCGCAACACCGTGAACCGTGCGGGTATCCGTTTCATGCTCGACGCAAACCAGATGGGCAGCGGCGCAACGGTCAAAGAACTGATTGATACCGCCACCAAAGATCTGCAAATCGCCGATCAGCACTTTGCCAGTTATCAAAAAATCCCCGCTGATGCCAGCCAGAACCCGCAATTTGCCGCCGACGCCAAAAAGCAATATCAGGTGCTGCATGACGCGCTTTCGGAACTGATTGAGCTGATTGGTCTGGGGCGTATCAATGACTTCTTCGAACAACCGACTCAGCAGTATCAGGACAACTTCGAAAAAGCTTTCGTCACCTATATCGATCAGAACGACCGTCTGTATAACGAGGCGGTGAAAGTGAGCGAGAATTCCTTCACGCATGCCATATGGATGCTGGGTACCGTGTTGATTGTGCTGGCGATTTTCATCCTGCTGGCCTGGACTGGCGTGCAACGCATCCTGATCCATCCGCTGAAAAATATCGTCGATACCATCCGTAAAATTGCAACCGGTGATCTGACGCACGAAATAGTCGTGAAAAGCCGTAATGAAATCGGCCAGCTTGCCGATAGTCTCAAGTACATGCAGGACGAACTGATCCGCACGGTCTCTGGTGTACGTCATGGCGCTGATGCAATTTACAGCGGTGCGAGCGAGATCTCCGCAGGCAACAGTGATTTGTCTTCACGTACTGAACAGCAGGCGTCTGCGCTGGAAGAAACCGCCGCCAGTATGGAACAGCTGACCGCGACCGTGAAACAGAACGCCGAAAACGCCCGTCAGGCCAGCCAGCTGGCACTGAGCGCGTCCGAAACCGCACAGAAGGGCGGGAAAGTGGTAGCAAACGTGGTCGATACCATGAATGACATCGCCAGCAGCTCGAAAAAGATCACCGACATTACCGGTGTGATCGACGGGATTGCTTTCCAGACCAACATTCTGGCGCTGAACGCCGCCGTTGAAGCGGCGCGTGCAGGTGAGCAGGGCCGTGGATTTGCGGTCGTGGCCGGTGAAGTCCGTACCCTGGCGCAACGCAGCGCGCAGGCAGCAAAAGAAATTAAAGGGCTGATTGATGATTCTGTCAGCCGCATTAATACCGGTTCAGTGCTGGCGGAAAGTGCCGGTGAAACCATGCATGACATGGTGAATGCCGTTACGCGTGTGACTGACATTATGGGCGAAATCACCTCGGCATCGGATGAACAAAGCCGCGGGATTGAGCAGGTCGCACAAGCCATCACTGAAATGGATCGGGTGACGCAGCAGAACGCCTCACTGGTTGAAGAATCCGCGTCCGCTTCTGCGGCGCTGGAAGAGCAGGCGAGCCTGCTGACGCAATCAGTGGCCGTGTTTACGCTGAGCCAGACCGCAAATAACAACGTGCGCCAGAATCCGGCATCTTCGGCGAGGCTGTCTCTGTTGACTCCGAACCTTTCTGGTTCTAAAGCCGGTAAGGGTGGAGCGCAGGGAACAGATTTAACCGAAAACTGGGAAACCTTCTAAGCACGTACATAACATCGCGACCCGAAAGAGTCAGGTTTGCCGTTAACGCAAAGGCAGTCCCGAGTCTGAAGGGTATAAGAATAAAGGTGCCGGTCTGGGCTGGCACCTAATGAGGTTATCCATGTTTAAGCACATCCGTGTGTCCACCTGCATGTTTTTGTTATTGATAGTGTTCTTTGTTATGCAACTGGTTAACAGCGGGTTATCGCTGCAGGCCGCCCACACGGATAAATTGAATTTTGAGCAGATATCCAACACCGCTGAACAGCGTGATGCGCTCAGCCAGTCCTGGTCTTATCTGTTGCAGACCCGTAATACCCTTAACCGCGCGGCAACGCGTCTGGCGCTGAAACAGCCCCAGGAAAACATCACTCAGCTGATGTCGGATGCCAAAGCCAGCCTGAAAAAGGCCGAAGACGCTTACGCTGCATTTCTGGCTCTGCCCCGCAGAACAGAAAAAGCGGTGGCACTGACCGCTGTGAACAAGGCGAGTTATCAGCAACTGCACGATATGTTGCAGACGCTGACTGAGCTGCTGTCCAGCGGCGACATGAACGGTTTTCTGAACGGCCCGGCGCAAAAGTATCAGGATCAGTTCCAGAAAGATGTCGGTGATTACACTGCCTACGTCAGTGCCCGCTTCGGGGAAGCGCAAACGCAAACCGCAGCGTCTTACCAGAATGTCATGATCAACACCTCCGTCGCCCTGGTTCTGCTGATTGCCCTGACGGTACTGGCGCTGGTGGTGACCCGCCGCATTCTGTTTACCCCGCTGACCATTATGCGCGGACATTTCGACCGCATCGGGGCCGGTGATATCTCTTCGCCCATCGTTGCAGAAGGGCGCTACGAAATTAAAGTCATGCTGGAAAGCCTGCAGCAGATGCAAACGTCGCTGGCAGACACCGTCCGCACCGTGCGTCACGGCGCTGACACCATGTTCTCCGGCCTGAAAGGGATCGCGGCGGGCAACACTGATTTGTCTTCACGGACTGAACAGCAGGCGTCGGCGCTGGAAGAAACCGCAGCGAGCATGGAACAACTGACCGCCACCGTGAAACAGAATGCCGAGAATGCCCGTCAGGCCACGCAACTGGCACGCGATGCGTCGAATACCGCAGAAAAAGGCGGTGAACTGACCGGCAACGTGGTGAAAACCATGAATGATATTGCAGGCAGCTCGAAGAAAATCAGCGCAATCACCAGCGTCATTGATGGCATTGCGTTCCAGACCAACATTCTGGCACTGAACGCGGCGGTTGAAGCGGCACGT